TCTTGGGGCGAGCAATTACCATTGGATCAACTATGATGATCAGAAGTTAGAAGCTCGGTGGTCACTGTCTACAGCTGCTGTTCGAGGTACTCAACTTCATGAGTATGCTCACAGTGCGATCAAATTAGGCATCAAACAATCGAAGAGTCCTAAGGCCTTGAACCGATACATCAATGATGCTATTGGGTACAAAATGACAAGTGAGCAACCACTATATTACTCAGACAACGCGTTCGGAACCGCTGACACGATTTGCTACCGTAGAGGTGTTCTGAGAATTCATGATCTCAAAACTGGTGTGGGAAAGACGTCTCCACATCAGCTTGAAGTCTATGCTGCATTGTTCTGTTTGGAATATGGTGCTGATCCTTATGCCATCAAGATTGAACTCCGAATCTATCAGGGAGAAGGCATGCAAGTGTTTTATCCTGATCCAGATGTGATCTTTGCCATCATGGACAAGATTGTTATATTTGACCAGAAGATCGAGGCAATGAAGGAGGTGTGAGTTATGCTTGTCGAAGAAGATTACTATGACTACTTGGCTCACTACGGAACCCTCCACAAAAGCGGTAGGTACCCTTGGGGTTCGAAAAATAATGAACCCAGTGAAGATGCAGCTTTCCTTGATTATATTCAAGACGCAAGGAAGAAGGGTCTTACCGAGAAGCAAATTGCTGAAGGTATTGGTCTGAGTATGAATGAGGTTCGTAACCTTAAGACTGTAGCTAGGGCAAAGATAAAGCAGCAAAATATTGCTCAAGCTGAGAAGCTAAGGGCCAAGGGATATTCTCATGAGGCCATTGGCAAGGCAATAGCAGGTAAGAATGGGAAGCCGATTGCTGAATCTGTCATTCGTTCTTGGTTAGCTCCAGGAGTGAAAGAGAAGAACAATATTTTGCTTGCTACTGCAGACATGCTTAAAAGCCATGTAGATGAGAAAGGTGTCATCGATATTGGTAAGGGTGTTGAACATCATGTCAATGTCACTTCGACAAAGCTCAGGGCTGCTGCTAAAGTCCTGGAACATGAAGGATACAACATCTACAGGGTTAAGATCAAGCAGCAAGGTACTGGTAAGCTGACTGATACACGAGTGCTGGCTAAGCCTGGTATCACTCAGAAAGAAGTGTGGATGGATCAAACTATGATCAAACAGATCAATGACTACTCCGATGATGGTGGTAGAAGTTGGTTTGGTTTACATGCCCCCCTTCCTATCAGCCCGAGGCGCGTTGCTGTAAGGTATAAGGAAGATGGTGGTGGCGAAGCAGATGGTGTGATCTATGTCCGACCTGGAGTTGATGATGTCTCTCTTGGTGGATCTAACTATGCTCAAGTGAGGATCCAAGTTGGTAAGGATCGATACCTCAAGGGTATGGCAATGTATAGCAATGATCTACCAGATGGTGTGGATCTGTTGTTTAATACGGTCAAGTCTAAAGCAGATGTGAAGTCAGACAAAGAGGCAATGAAGAAGCTGGTTATGGATCCTAATGATCCTACCAAGCCAGATCCTGACAATCCGTTTGGTGCTGTTATCAAATCTGGTGGTCAGCAACTTGCTACTCGTAGAGATGGTACTAAAAGAGTAACATCTGTTATGAACATTCTGCAAGAGGAAGGTGATTGGCAGGGTTGGTCTAAGACTTTGTCGAGTCAGATGTTGTCTAAACAAAGTCCAAGATTGGTTAAGTCTCAATTGGACATGACTTATGACAATAGGAAGCGTGAGTTTGATGAGATCAACGCTCTCACAAATCCAACGATTAAGAAGAAGTTGTTGGAGAGTTTTGCTAGTGATGTTGACTCTGCTGCTGTTCATCTTAAGGCTGCTGCTATTAACAGTCAGCAAAGGTATCATGTCATTCTGCCGGTTCAGTCTCTGCCTGATAACGAAGTTTATGCCCCTAACTATAAGAATGGAGATCGAGTAGTTCTGATTAGGCATCCTCATGGTGGTACGTTTGAGATTCCTGAATTGATTGTAAACAACAATCATCCTGAGGCTAAGCGTCTTCTTACCGAGAATCCAAGAGATGCTATTGGTATCAATGCTGCTGTAGCTGAACGGCTGTCAGGTGCTGACTTTGATGGTGATACTGTTGTTGTTATACCGAACAATGATGGTAAGGTGTTGTCTACTCCTGCTCTTGAAGGACTGAAGGACTTTGATCCTAGGTCACAGTACAAAGGGTATGAGGGAATGCCTGGCATTGATACTCAGATGCAGATGGGATTGATCTCTAATCTCATTACAGACATGACTATTCAAGGTGCTCCTCCTGAAGATCTTGTCAGAGCTATTCGACATTCGATGGTTGTGATTGATGCTGAGAAGCATGAGTTGGACTATCGTCAGTCTGCTATTGACAATGGCATTAGGAATCTTAAGCAGAAGTATCAGGCTGCTGGTGGTGCATCTACTCTGATCTCTAGAGCAGGTGCTGTTCTGTATGTGCCTGAAAGGAAAGAGCGTCTTGCTAGTGAGGGTGGACCTGTTGATCCTAAGACAGGCAAGAAGATGTACACCGAGACAGGTAGGATCAAACCAGAAGGTACACCTCGCCTTACTCGGACTAAGCGGTTAGCAGAAGCAGAAGATGCACATACATTAGTTAGTGAAGCTAACACACCTGTTGAGCGACACTATGCTGACTATTCCAATAAGCTCAAGGCTATGGCCAATGCTGCACGTAAAGAAGAGTTGTCTACCAAAGCACCACCTAAGTCAGCTTCTGCTGCTAAAGTGTATGCTACTGAAGTAGCCCGCCTCTCCGCTGCGCTCAAGGTAGCAGAGAGTAATGCTCCTCAAGAACGTGCCGCCCAGGTCATGGCTGGTGCAGTATACAAGGCTAAGCTGGCCGAGAATCCAGCAATGGATGATGAGATTAAGAAAAGAGTAAAGTACCAGGCCCTCAATGAAGCACGTAATAGAATGGGTGCAGGTAAGGAGCGCATCACCATCAGCCCCCGTGAGTGGGAAGCTATCCAGGCTGGAGCTATTAGTCCCTCCAGATTACGTGACATCATAGACAACTCAGACATAGACGTGGTCAAGACTCTGGCTACACCAAGACATCAACGAGTAGTTACATCAGCAAAGCTAGCCCGTGCTCAAGCAATGCTGTCTTCTGGTGCTACCCGTGCTGAAGTAGCCGCTGCTTTAGGTATCCCCCTAGGTACTCTTGATGAAGCCCTATACCAGTGAGAGGATGTGATCATGGATACCATGTTAAGTACCTATGACAATCCTTTCAATCCGTTCACTCATTACAAGGAGTGGGATGCTTATGATAGACAGCTAGGGTACCATACCGCTGCCCTCCTCGCCCGGGTAGCCATAGTATCTGATCAACTAAGTGAAGTGGACTATGCCCTAGCGGTGGAGCAAGCGATTGATGAGATTGTAAAAGAAAATGTTTCAGGTATGCATCGTAAGGTGACACGTCCTGTAGACAAAGTAGAAACAGGTTGATAGGGGGGGGAGGGTCCGCAAATTCTCCACCCCCTATGCATCGCCGCCGTCCTCGAAAATTCTCCGGGGGGACAATCTGAAGAGACCTTTCACTTTTTCGACCCCTTAGACACTAGGTAAAAGGAGGAAGTCGATGGGTAATTCGGTTAAGGTACTCAGTGCTACTCAAAGAATTGTTGTTAACCCAGCAACTTCTTCCGTTAGCGTAGTCTATGCTGGTCCAGTTGGTCCACCTGGCGCACCTGGCGATTTTTCAGACGCTGTTAGATCTGGAATGATCCGTTGGATGACTCCTATTACCCAAGATGGTTGGGAAAGTCTACCCACGCCACGAGATCCTACAATCATGTATGTGATTGGTGACTTTTAATCCGTAACTGTTTAACGAAACAAGGAGAAAACCGATGGCTAGTACAGAGAGGCTAACGCGCTTCTGTGATATTTGTGGAGGGCTAGACGATCATCCTCGCCACATGCGTAATCTTGGTGATGCTGAGGGTACTGAAGATGGTAGGCCAGATGACGAATGGCTTGCTGGAGTCAACACTGATGGAGCTCCCGTTGTTGCCATCGAACGTCTCACCTCTAGTTCTATGTCTGAGCATCATCTGGACTGTGGTGCTGAGAACGGATGCGAGATTTGCATCGAAAGTATCAAGGAAACCAAGGCCAAGGGCCTTACCGGTCAGAAGCTCATCGATCATCTAGACGAGATCAGGGAGGCCTGAGATGGCTGTAGGATACGGACCAGCGGGGGCAGCTACTGTTCTTGACGCGCTGGTAACAACTTACCCTTGGAACAAGCTGCATACAGCTACTCCGGGTGCAGCGGGTGCTACTGCGCCTTCGACCGAAACCACTCGTAAGCAATTCGC